ACAGCCCCTACAGCTCCTAATCAATATGCTGGAAAGCAAATACTAATAAATTCAGGTAGGTTAGTATTTAATTCAACAGTAGATCATATTTTATTTAGTTCTAAAAAATCCATAAATTTAAATGCTGTTGAGGGGGTTAATATTGATACTCCTACAGTTACTTTTTCTTCAGGAAAAATGTTTTTAGGTTCTAAAAATGCTACCGAACCTATATTATTAGGAAACCAAACAGTTAATTTATTAGATCAACTTTTAGTTAACTTACAATCCTTTATGACTATTTGTTCTACTTTAGTTTCAACCCCTCCAGGTACTCCAGTAGGACCTTTGAATATTGTAGCAGGTCAAATGTCAACTATATTAAATGGCTTACAACAAAATTTAAATAGTATTAAATCTAAAAATAACTTTACCATATAATGGCAAATATACAAAATATTGATGTAGAAGCGCTTTTAAAATCTATTCCTGATAGCTTAAAACCACAAGGTTCAGCTAAATTAGGTAATATAATTTATGATAAGGGTAAAGTTATTCAACAACTATTAAATCCAATAGCTAATAAATTATTAGCAGATGCTACTTTACCTGAAGGAGTTTGTGTTCCACAAGTAACATTAGATAGATTAATTTTAGAAAGAAATGCTTTAGTAGGACAATTAAATGATATAGGAGCTAGTTTAGATACAATTACTAAATCTATTACAGGATTAAATACATATTTTAATTTAGTAATAACAGTTATTAATACAATATCAGTTGCTAAAACCGTAATATCAGCAGCAGCCAAAGTAGTACCAATTATTCCAGGAGCTGTACCTGCTGCTTTAAGTGATTTAGAAGATGCTAAAAATAAATTAGTATTTACTAATACAGGAACTTCTAAATTAGATAAAATACAATCATCAATTACAACCTCTGCTATTTCAATATCTTTAGTTAATGGATATATTTTAAGTATAGTAAATATATTAAATTCATTAGATAGTATTTTAGCAAAATGTAGTCCTAATTCAACTTATCTTCCTATTTCTAAAGGAATAAATGATAGTGCGGACGCTCAAAGACAAGCAGAAACTACTTTAAACCAAAGCTTATTAACTTAATATTTATAAACAATGAAACCATCAGATTTTAAAAAAATTATTAAAGAGGCAGTAAAGGAAGCTATTCAAGAAGAATTAAAAGATATTCTATTGGAAGCTGTTCGTGCTCCTAAAACAATTGTTACGGAGTCAATCAGAGACACTTATGCTCAACCTCATCTATCAAAACCTAAACAATTAACTCCTTCGGAAAGACAAGCAATGTTTGGAGGTATTTTAGAAGAAATGCAAGGGGGTGGAGCAGCAACTACTGCGTACAATGGACAATTTCAACCACAAGGGCCTGTAGATGCTATTAATGGAGCATTACCTGAAGGTAATGTTGGTTTAGACCAAATTATGGCTTTAATGAACGGTAAATAATGGCATTTGGAGCTAAAAAAATATTCCCAATAGATACAGCACCTTCGGTTGCTGTTGGTGTTGATATTCCTTTTAACGCTCCTGCTGTTTTTAAATCAAATTATACTACTCAAGCATCTATCAAAAACAATTTAATTAATTTCTTTTTAACAAATAAAAATGAAAGATATTTAAATCCAACTTTTGGTGGAGACTTAAGAGCATTTATTTTTCAACAAATTACAGAAGGAAATACAGAATATTTAAAACAAGATATTCAATCTCAATTATCATTATATTTTCAAAATGTAATTATTGGAAGTTTAGATATACTTTCATTCCCAGACATTAACCAAATTAATGTAGTTTTAAAATATAGTATAAAAGATACTGGATTAACTGATGAAATACAATTAGCATTTATATAATGGCTACTAAAAAAAGAAATATAACCTATATTAATAAGGACTTTAGTGAACTAAGGGCTAGTTTAGTTGACTATGCTAGAACTTATTTCCCAACAACTTATAACGATTTTACTCCAGCATCACCTGGTATGATGTTTATGGAAATGGCTGCCTATGTAGGTGATGTTTTATCATTTTACTTAGATAATCAAATCCAAGAAAACTACTTACAATATGCTCGCCAAACAAATAACTTATATGAGTTAGCTTACATGTTTGGTTACAAACCTAATGTAACTCAAGTTGCTACTACAGCTATTGATTTTTATCAACAAGTACCAGCTCTATTATCAGGTTCAACTTATGTACCTGATTTTAGCTATGCTTTATTTATTGATTCAAACGCTGTAGTTAATTCTACAAGTAATAGTAATATTTCATTTTTAGTAGAAGAACCAGTAGATTTCTCAGTATCCAGTTCAGGAGACCCTACAGAAGTTTCTATATTTTCTGTAAGTGGAGTAACTCCAACATATTACTTATTAAAGAAAACTAGAAGAGCATCATCAGCTACTATTAATACTACTACTTTTTCATTTGGTGCTCCTGTTCCTTTTTCAACAGTAGAAATTACAGGTGAAAAAATTGTAGGTATTTTAGACATTACAGATCAAACAACAGGAGATACATGGTATGAAGTAGATTATTTGGCTCAAGAAACAATATTTGATTCAATCAAAAATACAAATACAAATGATCCTAATTTATCTCAATACTCAGGAGATACACCATATATTTTACAATTAAAATTAATTCAAAGAAGGTTTGCTACTCGTTTCTTAGATTCAACAACTTTACAATTACAATTTGGTTCAGGTACTACAGCAGATAATGATGCTGAAATTATTCCAAACCCTGATAATGTAGGTTTAGGTTTACCTTTTGGACAAAGCAAATTAACCACAGCATTTTCTCCTTCTAACTTTATATTTACAAATACTTATGGTATTGCCCCTTCAAATACTACTTTAGCAGTAAGATATTTAGTAGGTGGGGGTGTTGTAGCAAACGTTCCTTCTAATGATTTAACTAATATAACAGGAAACATTCAGTTTTTAAATAGTAATTTAAACGGAGTTACAGCAACAACAATATTTAACTCATTAGCAGTTACAAATCCAATTGCTGCTGATGGTGGAGGAGATGGAGATTCAATAGAGGAAATTAGACAAAACGCCTCTGCCAATTTTGCTTCTCAATTACGTAACGTAACACAAGATGATTATTTAGTTAGAGCGCTTTCTATGCCTGCTAAATATGGAGTAATTTCAAAAGCATATATTGAACCTACTAAAGCCCAATCAATATCAGCAGGTGAATCTCAATCCGTATTAGACTTGTATGTGTTGTCATATAACGTAAACAATCGTTTAACCATAGCATCACCCGCTTTAAAACAAAATTTAACTACATACTTATCTCAATATAGAATGGTTAATGATTCTGTTAATATTAAAGACGGATTTATCATTAATATTGGGGTTAATTTTAGTATTATAGTTTTACCTAATTTTAATAGTAATGATATATTAACAAGATGTATTACTGCTTTAAAAGATTTCTTTACTATTGATAAATGGGCAATTAATGAACCTATTGTATTAAGGGATCTTTATATTTTATTAGATGCTATTGAGGGAGTTCAAACAGTACAAAACATAACTATTTCTAACCTATCAGGAGAGGATTTAGGATACAGTAAATATTCTTATGATATATTAGCAGCGACTCAAAACAATGTTGTATATCCTTCTTTAGATCCTAGTATTTTTGAAGTAAAATATCCTAACACAGACATTCAAGGAAGAGTAGTAAATTTATAACAAAATGGCAGTATTAAAAATATTCCCCGAAAAAGACGCTACTTTATATTCATTATTCCCTAATATGAATACAGGGTTAGATGAAATAGTAGAAGCAACCCTAACTACATTTGCTTATTCTAATCCAAACCCACAAACAAGTAGATTTTTAATCCAATTTTCCGATGCTGATATAGCTTCAGCTTTTGGACCTATGTCAGATGCTACTTATCATAGTGGGAGTTGGAATGCTAAATTACAATGCTTTGTATCAACAGCAACCGGATTAGCAACAACATCTTCAGTAGTTTGTTTAACTGTAGCTCAACCATGGGATATGGGAACGGGAAGATATTTAGATGAACCTATTTCAACTGATGGTTGTAGTTGGATTTGGGCTGGATACTCAGGAAGTACTATTTGGTCACCACCAAATGGAGCTACTATTTCTTATACATCATCTGTTCCAGCAGGTGGAGGTGTTTGGTGGACAGGTTCTGCTTATTCTTCTTCTGTTACTTTTTCATACAGAACTAATAAAGATATTAATCTAGATGTAACTAATATTGTTAAAGCTTGGACAACATCTTCAGCAACTTATCAATTACCTAATAACGGATTTTTATTAAAACAAAATTTAGAATTTGTATATAATAAAAACTATCAACCTGAATTAAAATATTTTTCTGTTGATACTAATACAATTTATCCACCTGCTTTACAAATTAGTTGGGACGATTCAGTATGGAATACTGGATCTTCAACCCAAACAGTACTAAATAGTCTTCCAGCAGTAATTACATTAGCACAAAATCCAGGAGTATTTTATAGTGAAAGTATAAATAGATTTAGAGTTAATGCTCGTCCTGAATATCCTTTACAATTATGGCAAACATCATCAGTTTATTTAAATAATTACTATTTACCTTCTGGTTCATCTTATTGGGCTTTAAAAGATTTAGAAACTAATGAGTATATAATTGATTTTGATCCCAAATATACTAGAT